ACCGCATCAATGTCAACGTGATGGTAAGCTGAAGCCACTTATCACTAAGTTCTACCTGAACGATCTTACACCGTATGAGCGCACGCTGTTCGTGGATGCCGACATGATATTCAGCCCAATGGCCGACTTCAACAAGCTATGGTCAGAGCTGGATGGCATCGAATGGACGATGGCCAATCGTGGCGAAAACAAGCCCGACAAAGGCATCTCCGAGTGGGTGGATTCGGGCATACTGACCCAGACCTACCCGGATGTCGAACAATGGTACGACTTAAGCAGCGAGTGGATGTACTTTGAGAAAGGCCCGACTGCCGATGTTATCTTTGCAGGAGCGCGTGGCTATTACGATGAAGGCAAGTTGCTGACACGGCAGTTCGCCGGAGATAAGCCCGATGAGCCGTTCTTCAATTTAGCACTTAATGCATACGGAGTGAAGCCACATCAGTCACCGTACCAACCTACTTACTGGCAACCGGCCGTGAGAAAGTTTATGAATGCGATGGAGATTAAACGCACCTACTATGCCTTCAGCGCGGGCGGTAATCATCTGCCCAAGCACCAGGAGCGCATCTACAATGAATTGCTTAGTAACGCATCCACCCGGATGAACATGCCATCTCTCAAGATCGGAGACAAACGGTCTTACCTTAACGAAAGAAAACATATCTAATGCCTGCTGTATCACCCGCTTGGCTTGAGCCATATATTGCTTACGGCAAACGCCATGAGTATTACAAAGACGCCGTTGAAATGGAAGAGGCTCTTGAGATTCATGCTGATGGAGATTATCCCGGTGGCTTAATTGAAGAGCGCAGACCTGCGGAATCGGATGAGATTCGTAACTACCGCAAGAAGATATTCGTTCCGATAACAAAGCCCGTCTTCAGCAAGGTCATGAACAGCCTTCAGAAGATTCGCAAATCACCGGATTGGTCTATCACCTTTAATGGTGAGCTGCCACCGGCCATCATCCCGGATGAATCTCCGGAAGCTTACATCATGCGCCGATTCCCGCGCAACGGTAGCATCACCAACTGGATGTTCAGCGTGGCATTAAAACAGTATCTGATTGATGCCAATGCCGTAGTGCTGACTTTGCCGACACGCTTTGAGGTCGCGGAGAATGAATACTACGAGCCATATCCGATGATCTTTGAATCGGAATACGTCATTGACTACAAGGAAGGCCAATACTATCTGCTCAAGGAAGATGATTCTGATGAGTATTGGCTCATTCAGCCGGATGTAATTCAGAAGTTTGCGGTGGTAGATCGTGAAGCCCGTGAGGTGTTCCAGATGGAGAATCCGCTTGGCTATATGCCCGTGAGGACGATGTATGGCCTTGTGCTGGAGAACTACCGCGATGGTGCTTTGTATGAGAGCCGGATTAGCGGCATCGTACCAAAGCTGAATGAAGCGGTGCGTGAGTACAGCGATCTTCAGGCAGAGATTGTTCAACATATCCACAGCACGATGTGGGCGATTCAGCCGCAGCAATGCGGTCGCTGCCGTGGAATCGGAGAGATACCCAGAGAGAATAGCGCACCCATTCGCTGCCCGGCCTGCGAAGGCAAAGGACTTGCACCTTTGAATCCTTACGAGCATCTAATCCTTTCCGCACCTCGTCCCGGTGATAACGCTGTACCAACTCCGCCCATCGGTTATGTGACTAAGCAGACCGATATCGCACGCCTTCAGGAAGAGCGTATCAGGCAACACATCTACGATGCCTTGTCAGCTATCAACATGGAGTTCCTTGCTGAAACGCCGCTATCGCAGTCGGGCGTAGCCAAGCAGGTAGATCGGGAAGAACTGTATAGCTTCGTTCATAGCATCGCCGAAGACATCGTTCGCATTATGGACGAGGTAGCCTACGACATCTGCGCGTGGCGGTACAGCGGAATCACCACCGACATCAACAGCCTGATTCCATACATCGCCGTACCGGAGCGGTTCGACATGATCAGCGGCAAGGTGTTGGTGGATGAACTCTCACAGATGACCACGGCAAAGGTTGACCCGGCAATCATCAATGCGGCACAGATAGAGTTAGCAGCTAAGAAGTTCAACGATAACAAGGTGAAGGACATGGTCGTGCTGAAGCTGAAACTTGACCCGTTCGCGGGAATGCCGGAAGAGAGTATTGCCCTTCAGCAGACACTTGGAGCGATTAGCCGGAATGACCTTATCATCCATGCCAACATCAACCGCTTTGTGACAAGGGCCATAGAAAATGAACCGGGCTTTACCGATGCCACCTATGAGGAACAGATGGCGGTGATGCAACGCTATGCCGGTGAGTTCGCAACACCACGACAGCCGATTGAGATTCAGCAACCGGGCGGATAATGGCTGACAAACGGGAACAGATCATATCGCAACTTGAGGAACTGATTCAATCACGCATTGATCAGTTCAATAGCAAGATGCCCGGCATTCAGCGTCAGGCGTTCGATAAGATTCTTGACCTTACGGGTGACCTTGATACTTCGAATGGGCGCATCAAGCCCAGCGTGAAGAACATCAAGCTGATTGCGAAGATTAAACAAGAGCTAAACAAGACCATCTTTAGCAAGGATTACGCGGATGACCTTGATGACTTGATTAAATCGTATGAAGAAATCACCAAACTTCAGAATGCCTATTTCACCTCAACCGTAGGAAAGTTTACCGTGCCAAAGGTGTTGGAAGAGGTGCAGAATTTAGCGATTGAAAGCGTTTATGAAAGTTTGGGTGATGTGGGCATAGATGCAAACTTTACAAATCCGGTTAAGTCAATACTTGAAAAAAACGTAACGACCGGCGGAACTAAAGCGCAGTTTGTTGAAGAGGTTAGGCAATTCATTCTTGGTGCTGAAGGCGTGGATGGTAAACTGGTGAAGTATAGCGGTCAGGTAGTCACCGATTCGCTAAATCAGTTCAGCCGTAATTACGGGCAAATCATAACCGATGATCTTGGGCTGGAGTGGTATAGCTATGATGGTTCGATTAAAGATACTACACGCCCATTCTGCAAGGCTTTGGTGGATGCCAAGTCAGGCTGCATGAGGTACATCCACAAGAGCCAACTAAATGAAATCATCAACGGTCAAATTTGCGGTAAGCAAGTACCGATTTACGATAAGACCGGGCTACCTCACGGCATGATACCCGGAACAAACGTAGCTAACTTTCAGACCAATGCGGGCGGTTATAATTGCAACCATTCATTGAATGCCGTATCATCAGCCGTAGTTCCTAAAGCCTTGCGCGACAAGTTCGAACGAAGGGGCTGATTCCATAGTATATTTGTAACAACACATGAAACAGCAATTTTTAGAAGTTTGGAAGGACGGGAAGCTCTGGTATGAGTTCCCGGCCGAGAACGAAGAGAACGTACGCCTTGACCTCATGCGCCGCAACCTTGACCGGGTGTGTGACATTCGGCCAAAGGTGGAAGATATACAAGTGCTGAAGACATCGGTAGCCAAGCAGGTGATTGAGTTCGACCTGACTGCTACTACGCCAAAGGCAACGGCTGAAGAGCTGGCGGCTATAACCGCAAAACCTAAACGACAACGGAAACCAACGGCCGAGAAGGCATCACATAACCATGACATTAGCTGAATACATTCAATCATTGAGCGAGCGAGTAGGCATTGATAATGCGGACGAAGCTCTCAAACAAATCGTGACCAACCCTGCCTTGTCGCAGATAACGATTCCGCCTACCATCGTCAGTCAAACCAACAGCAAGTTGATGACCGAAGATGAGGCCAAGATTAATCCGGTAATTAAGAAGCATTTCACCGGAACTGCGCTGAATACGATTGATACAAAAATCAAAGAGGTGCTTGAAAACTATGAATTTGATGATGAAATACGCAATGAAATTCTTAGCGAGGCATCTACTTACAATCGCATTCCACTTCTTGCGAAGGCTATCTCCGATGCTCGCCAAAAGGCTATATCTGCTACGGGCGGCGAAAAGAAAGCACTACTGGACAAGGTGAACGAGCTGCAAGGTTTATTGAACCAAGAACGTGATGCACGCAGGCAAGATGTTGAGAAGATCAATTCCAACTGGCAGTCACAACTAACCGACAAGGAACTGCAAGCGATGTTCAGCGGTTATGATTATGCACTCGATCTCGACAAGGATGTAACCATTGCCACCGCTCGCAACCTTTGGGAAAAGAAACTACGCGAGAAGGGCGGAAAGTACGTGTACACCAATGATGGCATCAAGCTTGTAAGTAACGATGCGCCTGATCTGCCGTTCACAATAGATAATAAGACCGTTGATGTGCGCGCGTTCACCGAGAGCGTGTTGGCTGAAGCTAAGATGTTGAAGGTAAACAAAGCTCCTACACCAACGAGCGCACCGACACCAACGCCACAGCCAATGGGCGCAAGAACTGCTGCTCCGGCAGCGAAGAATCAAACCAGCAAGGCACTCGCGGACTTCCGCGCAGGCAGCTCGTTGGTATAAAGCGATCTGATGCAAGTTCACATAGGCCGCAAGGCAACAACAGTGCAGGGCGAATAGCCAATACTCACAATGCCAACTTCAACTAACATTCAAATTCATTTATAACAATGGCAAATGGATATTGCGAAGCCCTACTGCTCCACTTAGATAGCATCGCGGGCGAAAACTACCCAGGTCAAAAGGTAACAATTCCTGGATTCTTAAATATGCTGGTCACACAACCTGATCGGCCTACTCCAATTCAAGACGGCTACATGGGCGGTCACTACAAGACCGTCAACGTCAAGTATATGCCGCGCACTACCGTCAACCAAGTTAGCACGGCTGATACCTGCGCGGTAGATGTGATCCCGGCTTACAAAGAAACCAGCGTGAGCGTATCTAACATCGCGCAAACTGGCGTATGGATTACCGATGATACTGTTCGTCAATACTGTGAAGAGGCTTCCCGCACAGTAGCCGTAGGACTTCCGCCTACGCAGCTCATGACCGAGCATTTGCGTTCCATCCTGCACGCCATGAACGGCATCTACCAAAAGATGGAGAACGTGCTGACCACCAGCATGGCTTCCAACTTTGGCCGTCACGTTGCCACCGGTAACAACAGCGCAGTAACTGTGAACATCACGCAGAGTGGTGATAACAACGTACTGACCGCCGGTATGATCAAGCTGCTGACTGACTATGCCGCTAACGAAGGCTGCGGAATCCCGCAATTTGTTGGTGCATTGGGTGGTCTCATGCATTCCTACGCTATCCAAAAGCAGATGAATGCTCTTGGAATGGGCAACGGTGTTGACTACGGCGCACTTACTACCGACTTCCAATTCTATGCTTCTGGCCAAACAGGTACTACCTGGGGCGCACAGCACGTTGGAATGTTCGCACCCGGCAGCGTTCACTTGGTTGAGCGTCAGGATAACGTAGGTGCATTCGCTGGTCAGCGTGGCTCATCCTTCTTCACGACTATCGTTGATCCTCGCACCCAGTGCTGGACACCGAACGGACTTGGCAACATCGCCTTCGACCTTCAGGTGAAGTATGTTGATTGTCCCGAAGATTTGGGCAGCAACATCACCAACGGTTACATCAGCGAGGCTTCCGTAGCTTCCGCTCGCGGTTACCTGCTCCTTATCAAGAAGCGTTACGGTCTGTTCGTACAGCCCACCGATGCTTATGATGGTGCTGACCGTCTTGCCGGAGTGAACGGTACTCACCGCTATGCGATGACCAACTCCTAATTGATTAACTGAACGGGCGGTGGCTTCGGCTGCCGCCCTTTCTTAAACCATCACCCATGAGCATGACTTGCCTTCAAGATTACATCGGTTTACGCGGCTGCGGTGCTGCTGTACCGCCTTCCGGGCTGTACGTGAATGACCTGCCCGGCATAAGCCTAAAACAGCTCGTCAACCTTACTAATGAGGAAGAGACCACGTATGTGCAGTTATGGGATGTGATTCAGAAGCGGGCGATGAATCGCTTTAGCCTTGATGTGCGGGAGGCGATGGGTAAGCATTACAAGTTGAACAGCCTGATGCAGGGAGTGAATTTAGGGAAGCAAGGGATTGATGGGACTGGGCAGGTTATACTTGATTCTTTAACAAGAGCTGGTTTTATTATTCAGTTAAATCAATCTGCTAATTATGAATATGTGCCATCACCGCTCACATCAATTCACATTCAAGAAATATGGTTTTATGGAAGTGCTAATTCCGTTAATGATTTTCAGATATGGGATCCTTATACCAATGAGCAATTAGAATATATACAGCA